ATTATTTGATAATAAAGATTACTCTAAAGCTGGTAGAATGAAAAATATAGAACTAGCTCAGAATATATCTCACTTTCTTCATAATAAAGGGTGCAATGTTGGTGTATCATTAGTATCACCATATCGTGAACAACGAGAACAATTCAAAACATTATTAGGCAATCAAATAAAAGAAATATATGTTCATACTACAGAAATTCGAGGTAGAGAACAATTTCATGTTGATGGTTATGAACCACCATTAGAAAATTACATTGATATTGACACTACAGATAAACAAATTTTTGATTGCATAACAGAAATATTTTTAAAATAAAAAAAATATATATTTATATACGATGAATAAATTCTTAGAAATAGCACGATCCTGGATTACAGCAGTAAATCCATCTGAAGAAAAACAAATTGTAGCTGGCAAACGTATTGCAGTATGTAATGAATGTCCTTTTAGAAAATATAACGATATAGCAAATTTTTACTATTGTGGAAAATGTGGTTGCCCACTACAAGGTAAAATATATTCCCCAGTAGAAAAATCATGTCCTGATAATAGATGGCCTGTATAAAATAAAATTATGATTAAAGAAACAAAAATCACAGATGAAGAATTAGCTGAAGTAAAACAGCTACAACAAGATTTCCAAGTAAACACATACCAAATTGGAGAATTAAATGTTATTAAACGAAATATTGAAAATCAACTAAAAGAAATCAATACAGAGTTAGATAACCAATATTCAACAAATAGCAAATTACAGGAAAAAGAAAAAGAATTAGTTGATAGATTAGAAATATCATATCCTGATGTTAGTATCAATTTAGAAACAGGCGAACTTTCCTAGCTCGCCTTCGTTTTATACCATTTGTTATATATTTATTGTAGAAATACCCAAATTTATAATCATTAAATAACAATGGCAGAAAAAATCATATCACCTAATGTGTTTGCTCGTGAAAGCGATAAATCATTAGTTACTAGAGGACCTGTTACTACTGGAGCTGCAATCGTTGGACCAACGGTTAAAGGTCGTCCATTAGTTCCTACAGTAGTTACCTCATATTCAGAATATGTTTCAAAATTCGGTGAAACATTTAAATCAGGTAGTCAATATTTTGAATACTTTACTTCATTAACTGCTAAAGAATACTTCTCAGGTGGAGGTAATTCATTATTAGTAACTCGTATTGTTTCAGGTTCAGCATATAACACATACGCTCAAGCATATGTAAATAAATCAGGTTCAATATTCCAATCTGGATCTTTTCCTGCATCTTCTTCATTTACATTAGAAGTATTGAACTATGGTACTGAAGCTAATAATACTGGTTCAATAACTGCTGCTGGTGCTTTAGGTACTGGTTCTGCTGCTGATGTTCGTTGGGAAGTTTCAAGTGTAGATTATACAAAAGGCACATTTACTCTATTAATTCGTAGAGGTGATGATACTACTGGTAATAAAAATATCTTAGAAACATGGTCTAACTTATCATTAGATCCACAACAATCTAATTTTATCTCTCGTGTAATTGGAGATGAAAAACCAGTATATGTTGCTGATACAGGTGACGGAGCTTATGTTCAATTAACTGGTTCATATGCTGTTTCTAGTGAATACGTTCGGGTTGCTGCTGTTTCTACTTTAGCAGTTGATTCAATCGATAACGAAGGTAACTTTAAATCAGGATCATATGCTTCTCTTTTACCATCTGTTGGATCTGGTTCATTCGGAGGTTCATTTGCTGGTGGTGTTGCTGCAACAACATTAGCTAATGCTGCGTTTTTTGATGCAATTAGTTCTTCATCTACAAATGCTCAAGGATTTATAGATACAGATTATACAAAAGCATTAACTTTACTTACAAATAAAGACGAATACGATTTTAACGTATTATTAACTCCAGGTTTATTCCTAGGAGCTGCTGCTAATACTTCAGATGCTGGTGCTATTACAACAGTAGAAGGTCGTGGTGATGCATTTGCAATCCAAGATTTAGTTGGATATGGTGATACAAAAGCTAATGCAATTGCTGCAGCTGCTGCTTCAACTTCAAATTATGGTGCTGGATATTGGCCATGGGTTCAAACATTTAGTGCTAATTTAGGTCGTCCAGTATGGGTTCCACCATCCGTAGTAATGGCAGGTGTTTATTCATTCAACGATAACGTAGGTGCTGAATGGTTTGCTCCAGCAGGTTTAAATCGTGGAGGAATTGGTTCAGTAATTAGAGCTGAACGTAAATTATCATCTACAGATCGTGATGATTTGTATGCTGCAAATGTTAACCCATTAGCAACATTCCCAGGTGAAGGTGTTGTAGCATTTGGACAGAAAACATTCCAGAAACGTGCTACATCATTAGATCGTATTAATGTTCGTCGTTTGTTGATCAACTTGAAACGTTTCGTTTCTTCAGTTTCTCTTCAATTAGTATTTGAACAAAATACAACAGTAACTCGTAATCGCTTCTTATCAATCGTTAATCCATATATGGAACAAGTTGTTTCACAACAAGGATTGTATGCGTTTAAAGTAGTAATGGACGATACAAACAACACAGCAGATGTAATCGATCGTAACCAATTAGTTGGTCAGATTTATGTTCAACCTACTAAAACTGCTGAATTTATTATCTTGGATTTCACACTTCAGCCAACTGGAGCTACATTTCCTGCATAATTTTTAACAATTAGATATTTATAATAAACAGAATATAAAAAATGGCAGTATTAAACGCAAATGAAATTATGTTTACCGCTTTTGAACCTAAGGTTCAAAACCGGTTCATAATGTATATAGACGGTATCCCATCATACCTAATCAAGAAGGCATCATCACCTTCATTCGAAGCTGGAGAAATCGTATTAGATCATATCAACACTTACCGTAAAGTAAAAGGTAAGGTAAGATGGCAAGATATGACTTTAGAACTTTACGATCCAATCGCTCCATCAGGTGCACAAGCAGTAATGGAATGGGCTCGTTTAGCTCACGAATCAGTAACTGGACGTGATGGATATTCAGATTTCTACAAGAAAGATGTAATGATGCAAGTATTAGGACCAGTAGGTGATGTTGTTTCTGAGTGGATTGTTAAAGGTGCTTATGCTAAATCTGCTAACTTTGGAGATTATGATTGGTCATCTGGAGAAGCAGCTGCTAATATCTCAGTAACTCTTGCCATGGATTATTGCGTATTAAATTACTAAAATTTAGATTGTAAATATTTAGGAAAACCTCTCGACATATTGTTGAGGGGTTTTTTCTTTTATATATTTATATACGCACAATAAAATTGTTATATGGAATCAAAATTTAAGTTACCAACAGAAACAATCACTTTACCTTCAAAAGGTTTATTATATCCAAAAGATAATCCATTGGCTTCTGGTGAGATTGAAATGTCATACATGACTGCAAAGCATGAAGATATTTTAACTAATATGAATTATATCAAAAACGGTACTGCTATTGATAAGTTGATCGAAGCATTAGTTGTAACACCAATTAGTTTTAATGATTTGTTAGTTGGAGATAAAAATGCCATTTTAATTGCAGCTCGTATTTTAGGATATGGTAAGGATTATCCAATCAAATTTACTAATGAAAATACAGGTGAAGTAGAAGATTACATAGTAGATTTAACTTCATTAAAAGAAAAAGCAGTAGATGAATCATTAATAACTGCTGGTAAAAATGAATTTAAATTTGATTTGCCTCAATCCAAAAATTCAATTACTTTTAAGTTATTAACTGGTAGTGATGAGAAAAAAATTGAACAAGAATTAAAAGGATTAAAGAAATTATACCCAAATGATTCATTCGATTTAACCACTCGTTTAAAATTTATGATAACATCTGTTGAGGGTCAACGCGAAACTAAGGATATCCGCGATTTCGTTGATAATTACCTTACCGCACAAGACTCACGTGCTTTACGCGAATATTATAGCCAAGTAATGCCCGATGTTGATTTAAAAGTTGATATTGAAAAAGATGGGTACACACAGGAGGGTGTAACTATACCAATTGGTTTAAACTTTTTTTGGCCTGACTCCGGAGTATAGATTAAATGTATTTACAACAATTCATGAGATAGTATTTCATGGTAATGGAGGGTACGATTGGGAAACCATTTATAATATGCCTATTTGGCTTCGTAGATTCACGTTTAACAAAATACAAGAGCATTTTGATAAACAAAATGAAGAAGCCGAAAAGCAGCAAAAAATGATTACTAATAAAACGGATATAAAAGAGATAGCTCGACCTAATATCCAACCCAAATCACCAAATCCAACCTATTCATATAAGGCACCTAAAAAATAGGTGCCTTTTATATTTATATTATATAATTAAATTATAATATGGCAGAATCTCCAGAAGATGTTAATGGGTCACTAAAAGAAACAGTTGAAATTGTAGCTGCGTTAAATGATGCATTTAATAGTTTAGGAGCTATGATCAAATCTCAGCTTACTACTAATATTATTGATGTTGATGATTATACTAAAAAATACACTCAAAGTATAAAATCAGACACAACACGTGCTCTTAACAGTTTAGGAAAATCTAGTGAAAGAATTTTAGCAAACCAATATCTTATAAATAAAGGTCAATTAACTTCTAAAGATATCACAAAGCAAATTCAAGATGTTAAGATAAAACAGTTAAAAACTGAAGTATCATTAAATAGTGCTTTAATAAACAAAGTAATTACTGAAAAGGAATATGAAAATTTACTAAAAAGGATTAATGAAGCTACTGTAGAAACTGTAGATATATTAAAAGCTCAATCAGAACAAGTAGCTAGTTTAGATGATAGGTTAGAAAAGGTTGCTGATAAATTTAAAAAAATAAGCAAAATACCTATTTTAGGTGGTTTAATTGGAGGTGATAAAATAGCATCCATGCTTACATTAACAGCTATAGTCAAATCATTTCTAGATGCTGCATTCAAAGCAAATGCTCAATCAGTCCAATTAGGTAAAAGTTTAGGATACGGTGCTGCTAACTCAGATCGTGTTCGTGAAAACTTTGTCAGAATGGAATATTCTTCTGACAATTTAAATGTAAATACTGCAAATTTAGCAGAAGCACAAAACCAATTAACTGAATCTACTGGATATGTTGCTGAATCTTCTCAAGATACCTTAGAAACCCAGATAATGCTAACCAAACAGTTAGGATTATCAGCTGATGAAGCTGCAGGTATATACCAATTTTCAGTATTACAAGGTAAATCAGCATCATCTACATACCAATCAATGGTAAAAGGATATACGGCCACCCGTAATTCCTTAAAAACTAGTGTTCCCTTTAAAGCAGCTATGGCTGAAGCTGCTAAAGTATCAGGTCAATTAGCATCTAATTTAGGTAATAATCCTGAAAAAATTATTAAAGCTGTAGTAGCAACTAGAGCATTAGGTACTTCATTAGAACAAGCAAAATCCCAAGGTGAATCTTTACTTGATTTTCAATCATCGATTGAAAATGAATTAAAAGCTGAATTAATTACTGGTGAGCAATTAAATCTTGAACGTGCTAGAGCAGCTGCTTTAATGGGTGACCAAGTAACAGTTGCTAATGAATTAGCAGCACAAGGAATGACATCTCAGAAATTCAGCACGATGAATGTTCTAGCGCAGAAATCATATGCTGAAGCTTTAGGAACAACATCAGATGAATTAGCCAATCAATTAAAGCGACGTGAAATTGCAGTTTCTCAAGGTAAATCATTAGCTCAAGTTGCTAAAGAAGAAGCAGATGAAGCTGCTAGACGTCAAGATATTCAAACTAAATTCAATATTGCTATGGATAAAGTCAAAAGCATTATTGGTAATTTGATTGCGGGTCCTTTAGGTTCATTCTTAGAATCATTATCTAAAGGTTTAGAGTATGTTGTTAAAATGGTATCTGCTTTTGGTAAAATTGGAACAACAATAAAAGGGTTTTTTGGAGATAAGATTGGAGGAGTATTAGGAAACGCAGCATCTGTTGCAACTATTGGTACTCTGATTTACTTAGTTGGTAAATCAATGTTAAAGGGTACTTATATGAACCCAATGATTACTAAAGAGGCGAGTAGTGGGGGTGGATTAACAGGACCAGACGCTCCTGGTGTTCCTAAAGGTGGGAAATTTGGCAGATATGCAAGAACAGCAGGTAAAATAGGAGCTGCTGCTGGTGCTTTAGACTTGGTTGGAGGATTAGCAACTAATCTATCAGATGAAAAACAATCTGCAGGGGGCGCTATTAGCAACACAATAATGGATAGAAAGTTTGCTTTATTAGGAGCTGCTTTAGGTGGAGGGATTGGTGCTGCTGCTGGTGGTGTAGGAGCTATTCCCGGAGCTGGTATAGGGTATCAAATAGGAGGTATGGCTGATAGTTTTTTTGCTCCTACCCCTGTACAAGACGGTATAGCAACTTCAGGAGGCCCATTCCAGATTAGAAACAAATATGGACAAACATCAGTTACAGCAGCGGGTGATAAATTAGCAGTATCACCAAACATAAGTAATAGTGCACCAATGGATTTATCTCCAATGATAGACGCAATTAATCAGGTTACAGCTGCAGTAAGTAAATTAGAACAAAAATCATGGAATGTTAATTTAGATTCGAAAGCAGTAGGAACTGGATTAATGCAAAAAACATATAGATCAGCTTAATTTTAGATATTTATATTAAAAT